ATACTTATTGAGATAGGGGTTTGCAAAGGGGTTAAGGGAAGAGCTAGGTCAATCCGTCCAGCAGGGTTAAGGGTAAGAGATCTTGAGTGATAAAGTCGTAGAACTGATTAATATGTTGTCTCCTGAAGAGCAGGCCATGATCTTTGAACAGGTCAGGGAGTATGACAATGCTGTGATTCGTGAAGAAGGCAGTGAAGACTTTATGAAGTTTGTAACGACTATGTGGCCTGGATTTATTCATGGAAGACACCACGCCTTAATGGCAAGGAAGTTTGAACAGATCGCTAACGGTGAGATCAAACGATTAATCATTAATATGCCTCCTCGACATACAAAGTCTGAGTTCGCATCCTTTTTACTTCCTGCTTGGTTCTTAGGAAGGTTTCCAGGCAAGAAGATTATTCAATGTTCTAATACAGCTGAACTTGCAGTTGGGTTTGGACGAAAGGTGCGAAATCTGGTAGACTCTGAGGTATATGGCAAAATATTCCCAAACGTGGCCCTTCGCTCTGACTCTAAAGCTGCTGGCCGTTGGTCTACTAATGCCAATGGTGAGTATTTTGCTATTGGTGTTGGTGGTACTGTCACTGGTAAAGGAGCTGATCTTCTCATCATTGACGATCCTCATTCGGAGCAAGAAGCAGCGTTAGCCGCTGGAGATCCATCGGTATACGATAAAGTATTTGAGTGGTACACCTCTGGTCCACGTCAGCGTTTACAACCTGGAGGTTCGATTGTAGTCGTTATGACCCGTTGGGCTAAACGAGACCTAACAGGCAGGATTCTACAATCTATGGTGGATCGTGATGGTGATGAATGGGAAATCATTGAGCTCCCAGCCATCCTTCCAAATGAAAAACCTTTATGGCCAGAGTTCTGGTCTTTTGATGAATTAAGTAAATTAAGAATAGAGTTGCCGTTAAGTAAATGGCAAGCTCAGTACCAACAAGACCCAACCTCTGAAGAAGGTGCGCTAGTTAAGCGTGAATGGTGGCAAGAGTGGGAAGCAGAAAACCCACCTTACTGTCAGTTTATTATTCAGTCATGGGATACGGCTTTTACCAAGAATGAACGTTCTGACTATTCAGCTTGTACCACTTGGGGAGTGTTTTATAAAGATGAAAACGAAAATGATCCTCATATTATTCTTCTTGATGCTTTTAAAGAGCGGATGGAATTTCCAGAACTTAAAGCAAGAGCGCTTGAATACTATCAAGAATGGCAACCTGATGCCTTTATTATCGAAGCAAAAGCCTCTGGAGCCCCGTTAGTATTTGAATTAAGAAGGATGGGAATACCCGTTCAAGAGTTTACACCGACCCGTGGAAACGATAAAATAAGCAGATTAAACTCTGTAACAGATTTATTCGCTTCTGGCAAGGTATGGGCACCACGCAAAAGGTGGGCCGAAGAAGTCATAGAAGAGATGGCAGCCTTTCCGAATTCAGACCACGATGACTTAGTGGACTCTTCAACCCAAGCTCTTATTCGGTTTAGAAAGGGAGGATTCGTTAATCTTCCAACAGACGAACCAGATGAACCAAGAGAATTTAGACGCAAAGTAGCATATTACTAAGGAAAAATTATGGCAATCGACAAAGCATTATACGAAGCACCACAAGGTCTAGCAGCAATTGATCAAGCACCTCCAGTTGAAATTGAAATTGAAGATCCAGAATCTGTCAAAATTAAAATGGATGGATTAGAAATTGATCTTGAAAAAGCAGAAGACACTGAAGAGTTCAATAAGAACTTAGCAGAAGACTTAACTGAAGGTGAGTTAACGCTTTTAGCAGGTGATCTCATTGGTGATTTTGATGGTGACGTAGCGTCAAGAAAAGACTGGATTCAAACTTATGTCGATGGTTTAGAATTACTTGGTCTAAAGATTGAAGAACGCTCAGAGCCATGGGATGGTGCGTGCGGAGTCTACCACCCCATCTTAGCTGAAGCAGTCACTAAATTCCAATCAGAAACAATCATGGATACTTTCCCAGCATCTGGTCCAGTTAAGGGCGAGATCATTGGAAAAGAAACACAAGAGAAAAAAGATGCGATGGAGCGTGTCGTTGATGACATGAACTATGAGCTTACAGAAAAGATGACAGAGTATCGTTCAGAACATGAACGTATGCTATGGGGTACAGCGTTATCTGGTAACGGATTTAAAAAGGTTTATGTAGATCCAGGTCTTGATCGTCAAGTATCTATCTATGTACCTTCAGAAGATTTAGTTGTACCTTATGGCGCATCTAATCTTGAAACAGCAGAGCGTGTATCTCACGTCATGCGTAAAACAGAAAATGAATTACTTAGACTTCAACTTGATGGCTTCTATCGTGATGTTGAATTAGGCGCACCACAAAATACATTAGATGAAGTTGAAAAGAAGATTGCAGAGAAGTTAGGCTTCCGTGCAACAACAGATTCTAGATATAAATTGATTGAAATGCAGGTTGATTTAGATCTTCCTGGATTTGAACATAAAGATGACAAAGGTAATAAGACTGGTTTAAAACTTCCATACATTGTCACTATTGAATACGGCAGCATGACAGTATTAGCTGTACGTAGAAACTGGGAACCAGATGACGAGACATATCAAAAACGTCAACACTTTGTTCACTATCCATACATTCCAGGCTTTGGCTTCTATGCATTCGGTCTTATTCACTTAATCGGTGGATTTGCTAAGTCTGGCACATCTATCTTACGTCAATTAGTAGACGCTGGATCGTTAGCTAACCTTCCAGGTGGATTCAAGACCCGTGGTTTACGAGTCAAAGGTGATGATACACCGATTGCTCCAGGTGAATTTAGAGATGTAGACGTTCCTTCTGGCACGATGAAAGACAACATCATGCCTTTACCATACAAAGAACCATCACAAACACTCATTCAACTACTCAATCAGATCATTGAAGAGGGTAGAAGATTTGCAGCAGCAGGTGATTTGAAGGTTTCTGACATGAGTGCTAACTCTCCAGTCGGTACAACGTTAGCAATTCTAGAAAGAACACTCAAAGTGATGTCAGCTATTCAAGCTCGTATGCACTTTTCAATGAAAAATGAGTTCAAATTACTCAAAAAGATCATTGCAAGCTACGCTCCAGCTGATTATTCATACCAACCAGCGACAGGAACTAAGAAAGCTCGTAGATCTGACTACGAAATGGTCAACATTATCCCTGTTTCTGACCCAAATGCAGCCACAATGTCACAAAAAGTGGTGCAATACCAAGCTGTTTTACAACTTTCACAAACAGCACCTCAACTTTACAACTTACCATACCTACATCGTCAGATGTTAGACGTATTAGGCATCAAAAATGCTGAAAAATTGGTACCGTTACCTGAAGATGAGAAGCCATTAGACCCAATCACTGAGAATATGAACGCTTTAAAGAATAAACCTATGAAAGCTTTCATGTATCAAGACCATCAAGCGCATATTCAGATCCATATGGCGTTATTAAACGATCCAAAGGTAAGAGAATTGATTGGTCAAAACCCACAAGCACCATTAATTGCACAGGCATTACAAGCTCACATCACAGAACATATTGGTATGGAGTATAAACGTCAAATGGAGCTTGCTATGGGCGTTAATATCCCATACAACGACCTTGATGACAGTGATGATGCAACTAAATTATCACCAGAACAAGAACTTCAAATTGCTAGATTGGCAGTTCCAGCAGCACAGAACTTACTCAATCAAAATCAAACTGAAGTGGCAGCACGCAATGCTCAACAAGCAGCGCAAGATCCTGTGGTTCAAATGCAACTCAAAGAACTTCAATTGAAAGCACAAGAAGTTGATATCAAGATGAAGAAAATGCAAATTGATGCAGCTGCTAAAGCTGATCAGTTAGAAGTTGAACGCTCAAGAATTGCTGCACAAAAAGAAATTGCAGGAATGCAAGCAACAATCAAAGCACAATCTGACAAAGCATCTATTGCTTCCAAAGAAAAAATAGAAGGCTTTAAGATGGGCTCTGATTTAGGTAAAGCAAAAGCTCAAATGGCTATGCAAGAAAAACAAAAACCACAACCTTCAAACAAGGAAACTAAATGAATGAATACGAAGTTATATTAAGGGAAATAGATATACAGGTAAGAAACTTAGAAGAACATTTAGGTGCTGGCATGGCCAAAGACTAT